GTCCTTCCTTCGGGCCTGTGGCCTGTCGCACCCCTGGGATGGTGGCGGGCCGACTGAGCCGAGAGCAGAGGTCATCCTCTATGGCGGGGCAGCAGGCGGGGGCAAGAGCGATGCCCTCTTGATGGCCGGGATTGTAGCAGGGCTAACGTGGCCGGGGATCTCCATCGGGTATTTCCGGCGCGAGTACCCTATGCTAGAAGGGCCAGGCGGGGCTATCATGAGGTCACATGAGCTGATGTCCGGCTGGGCACGGTGGAACGGAGGGCAGCGCAGGTGGACGTTTCCGACCGGGAGTATTCTTCAGTTTTGCCACTGCAAGGCCGAGGAGGATGTATACAACTACCAGAGCCAGCAGTTCGATTTGATTCTCATCGACGAAGCCACTCAGTTCCTCCGTTCTCAGTATCGGTATCTGCGCACCCGGAACCGGGCAACACGGGATGGCGTGATTCCGTTCATGTGCTTGGCAAGCAATCCCGGCAACGTGGGGCACCTTTGGGCACAGGCGGAATTCATAGATCCCGGCCCTCCTGAGGTTGTCCACGAGGTGGAAGTGGAGCCGGGCGTATATGAAAGACACCTCTTCATCCCGGCCCGGCTGAGTGACAATATCATCCTGGAGCAGCGTGACCCCGGCTACAGAGCAAGGCTGGAGGCACAGCCGGAGATAGTGCGGCGACAGTTGCTAGAAGGCGACTGGAGCGTGTTTGCCGGGCAATATTTCAAGGAGTGGCGACCCGACATACACGTGGTGGAGCCTTTCGAGATACCGCACTGGTGGAAGAGATTCCGGAGCATGGACTACGGGCTGGACTGCACAGCCTGCTACTGGTGGGCGGTAGACCAGTCCGGGCGGTGCTATATCTACCGGGAGCTATATCAGCCGGATCTGATACTGTCGGAGGCTGCAAAGCGCATCAGAGAGCTTACCCCGGCGAATGAGCACATCGACTACACTGTGGCAAGCCCCGACCTCTGGAACCGCCGACAGGACACGGGAGTAGCCGGGTATGAGCTGATGGTGCAAGCCGGACTTACCGGTATCATCCGGGCTGATGACAGGCGAGTACCGGGCTGGAGGTTGATGCGTGAGTATCTCAAGCCGTACACCGATGAGCAGGGGCAGGAAGTAGCGAGACTCGCGGTGTTCAATACGTGCCACAATCTGATACGCACCCTCCCGGCGCTGATACACGACACGCACAACCCGGAGGATGTGTCGGATGCGTGCGAGGATCATGCTCCTGAGTCAGTGAGGTATGGCATCATGTCCCGGCCTCCCCTAACTGTGGAGGAGGAGGAGCGCGACAGGCGTAGGAAGTGGAAGAAAGCGCGGACAAAGCCGGTAATAAGTGAGCTAACAGGATATTAGGAGGCTGTAACATGGATATACAGCTAACCGACATGATAATAGAACCAGGGATGGCGCCGGAAGCGGGGCACGACCATGACGCCAGACAAGAGCAGACTGCAGAACTCCTTCAGCGGTTCGAGTATGCCGACTCATGGCGCAGTCAGTACTACGAGGTGGCAACTCGATGCTATCAGCTATACGTAGGCTGGCGCAAGGCACTCTCTGAAGAGCAAGAGGGGCGGTCTAACCTGCATATCCCACGCACGTATGAGGCGGTGGACACCTGGAGGGCCAGGCTCATTAAGAGCTTCTTTGGCGTGAGCCGTCCATACATAGACTTTCTCCCCTCTCCGCAGGGCGCAACTCCTGAGATGATGGAAGCGAATGAGGTCAAGGCGGACCTGGCCGCGGCCTTGGTGGATCAGCAGCTGGAGCGGAATAATGTGGTGTCGGTGTTCTACGACTTTATAACGTCGATGCTTATCTTCCCCGCTGCCATACTTGGCGTAGGGTGGCGATATGAGAAGCGCATGATCCGGACACGGGAGCCGGTGATTGAGATAGTGTATAACCCGATGGCCGGAATACCGGAGCCTACGCCTATGGTGATAGGGTGGCAAATGGTGGAGCGTGAAGCGGTGGTGTGGGATGATAATGAGCTTGTCAATATAAACTTCTTCGACTTCTGGCCCGATCCGAGAGGCCGAGACGTAGATTCCTGCCGGTTCGTGTTCCAGAGGGAGTGGTGCACTCAGGAGCAACTGGAGGAGAAGTTGCAGGTGTTAGAGGCTGCCGGAAGCGGTGAGGTGTATCCCATCGACTGGGAAGCCTTGCGAGGCGCACAGGGCGAACTACAGGACGGCGCATGGGAGCTGATGTCGAGCGTGGGGCTGACTCCTGAAGCGTCTGACGGCTACTGGCCGAAGGAAGGCGCGAAGGGACACCTGTTTGAGGTGTTGCACTACTGGGAGGATGAACGTCACGCGCTGCTAGTCAACCGCAAGCAGCTAGCGTATGACGGTGAGAATCCATACTGGCGCCATGGAAAGAAGCCGTTTGTCGTGGTGAGCTTTGAGAAGCTCCCGAATCAGATATTCGGCATGAGTGCAGTGCAGCTCATTGAGCACTTGCAGGCCGAGCTGAATACCCACAGAAACCAGCGCATAGACAACGTGAGCCTGGTACTGAACCGCATGTGGATAGTCAGGCGAGGCATCGACGAAGAGCAACTAATCTCACGTCCTCATGGCATCATCGAAGTAGATAATCCGCAAGGCGATATTCAACCACTAGTCACCCCAGACGTAACCGGAAGCGCATACAACGAAGAGCAGGTCATCAAACAAGATATGGAGAGCACCCTTGCAACACCCAACGTGATACGTGGCATGTCTCCTGACCATCGCGAGACTGCCACCGCCACAATGACCCAGGCAAGCAATGCAGCGCTTAGGTTTGATGTGAAGATTTTGTTGTTCGATTCTCTCGGCATTCGCCGTATGGCAATGCTAATGGATTGCAACAACCAGCAGTTTATAGATTCTCCCAGGCTAGTACAGCTATTCGGTGACAGAGCAACCCAAGAATGGCAGATGATAGAGCCTCATGAAATCATAGGTGAATACGATTATCGACCGGCAGGGGCCTCGACAGACCCGGCCAGCAACAAGGAGCTTCGGCGTCAGCAACTCACACAGGCGCTCGCATTTGCGATACAGACGAATAACCCGTTCATCAAGAAATATGAGCTAACGAGGGAATGGTTGAATTCCTTTGATTTCCGCAATGTAGATAAATTCATGTATTCGCAAGAGGAAGTTATGCAAATGCAGCAGGCAGCGGAAGCGCAAGCAGCTTTGGCGCAGATGGGGCAGCCACAGGTTGGGCAGCCGATGCCGGGCATGGGAGCGCCACCCAGTATGATGCCCGGCATAGAACCTCCACCAGAAGGCATATCGAAACTTTATTGGGATTGAAAAGGAAAAGAAATACTTCGACATTGCTAAAGAGCGGATTGCAAACCACACGATACAGCAAAGGTTGAAGCTCGCTTAATAATTTGGTTGCCTGCATAGCAGGAGGGGGCCAAAGCGCCGTTTGAATGTGGCCGGGGAGGGAGTTGGCGCATTGTCAGTCAGGGAAGTGAGGTTTCCCCGCTTCGGCGGCGGGGAGTTGGGGTGGCAGCTTTCTCCCTTGGGCTGTCGCCCTTTTCTTTTGCCGACAAGGGAGAGATCACGACAAGGGAGATGGTGCTATGCAGAGACGAACCACCGATTTGAAACCTCACCCGATGAACCGCAAACTCTACGGAGAGGAAGTCTTGCCACCTGAGTTTGTGGCGAGCATACGGGAGAACGGCATCTTAGTGCCTCTCGCCGTCAAAGATGACGGGACCATCATCAGCGGCCACAGACGTTGGCAGGCGGCTCTGGCGCTGAAGATGGAGTGCGTCCCGGTGCAAGTGGTCCGCTATGCTGACGACCTTGACGAGCGAGAGGCGATCATTGAGTTTAACCGGCAGCGGGAGAAGACCTTCTCGCAGAAGATGGCAGAGGCCGAGGAGTTGGAGGCGGTTGAGCGGGAGCGGGCGAGGCGGAGACAGCTTTCACAACTCAAACGCGGGGATCGAGAACCCGTTAAGGAAACGTTGCCTGAACGGGAAAAGGGTCAAACCCGCGACAAAGTCGCTGCCGCCGTTGGCCTTGGTTCGGGTCGTACCTACGACAAGGCGGCCAAGGTTTGGGAGGCTGCCAAAGAGGGCAACGAAGTTGCGCTAGAACTTGTTGAGAAGCTAGACAAAGGCGAAGTGAGTATTCACAAAGCCTATAAAGATATTCGCCGGCAGGAGTTGAGAAAAGAAAAGCAAGAGGAACTGCAAACGAGAGAGTTGCCAACAGGGGTATTTGAGGTTATTCTGGCCGATCCTCCATGGCGGTATCAATTTAGCGAAACCCAGTCCAGAGAGATAGAAAACCACTATCCGACAATGGATCTTGACGATATTAAAAACCTAAACGTTCCCAGCGCAGATGATTCTGTGCTTTTTTTATGGGCTACTGCCCCAAAACTAGAAGAAGCGCTCGAGGTTCTAAACTCTTGGGGATTTACTTATAAGACTTGCGCCGTCTGGGACAAGGAAAAGATTGGCATGGGGTATTGGTTCAGGGGGCAGCACGAACTCCTATTGGTGGGAACAAAAGGGAGTTTTCCTGCACCAGAACCGTCTGCGAGATTTAGCTCCATTATCAAGGAACCCAGAAGTACACATAGCACAAAGCCAAAAGTTATTTACGAGATGCTTGAGGCCATGTTCCCGGGTAGAACTTATCTTGAATTGTTTTGCCGCACTCCAAGGGACGGCTGGGAGGTGTGGGGCAATGAAGTTTAACGAGTTTCACACCGACTTAGAATACTCTTTAAACAACCGAGAAAACGAAATGTTTGACGAGTTTTACTTCCGAGCGTTTCCTTCGCTGGCAAGAATAGAGCTGGTTGAGGATTTGCATTTACAAAAGCGGGGCGTAGACAAGATACTGCACTTGAAAAACACAAAGCAGATTTTGATTGACGAAAAGAAACGTCGCAAAGACTACGGGGATATTTTGCTTGAGGAATATTCAAACTGGGAGCGCAAGGTCGTTGGTTGGCTTGGGCAGGACAAGCATACTGATTACATTGTGTATGCGTTTATGGATACCAAACGGGTTGTTTTATTGCCGTTCTTGCTGCTGCAGAGGGCGTGGTTAGAAAATTACCATGACTGGTCTAGGAACTACCCCCGAAAGTTTGCCAAAAACAAGGGCTACACAACGAGCAACATACCGATTCCGAACGAGGTATTGTTCTCAGCAATCAAACGAGCGGCGATGGATAAATTGGCGGTATAATTTGACTTGCACAGCAGGAGAAAACTACGCTGCGGGGTTTACTTAATGACGAAGAATACGTCTTGGGGCATAAGAAAACCCCGGCTAGTGGTGAATAGCCGGGGTTTGTTGTGGGCGCCGGGGCTATGAGAACCAAATCTTCCCGGCCTCTTCTTCGCCCACCTTCTCAACATATGCGCGAAAGAACTCAAACGGGCTGCAGGGCGCAAGCTCCATATGCAACTCTTCCCGAATCGTGTCGTCCATGAACGGTGCCATAGCATCTAGGCGTTCCTGGGACACGTCCTCCGGCGTGAGGCCAACTGTGGCGCCACTCCACGGATTCACGACTTCAATTGGGCTCTGCAAGACCTCCGCTCCTGCCCAGGAGTATGGCGTAGAACCTTCGATGTCCCAGGCTCCGGGGCTCGCAACTATTGCTGAGCCGTCGGGGAACATGTAGCGTGTCAACTCGCGGGCGTCATCGCGGATTCGCACTGCGCCTGCCTCAGCGCACAAGCCATCGAATGTGAGTCCATCATTGGTCTCCCAACGCATTCCGTCATCCCCAAGCACCCTTGCTATTCGCTCTGCAGCGGTCATACTGCTCTCCTCCTTCATGCTCTTGTTGATGATCTCGCGGACAACATGCGCCATACTGATTCTCTCTGCAAAAGCCTTCTGCCTCAGCCATTCGTGCTGATGGTCCTCGATTTGTATGTTCAACTGCTTCACTCTTAGCCCCCCTCCTTACCATTCTGGCAGACTGTCTTTGTGGTCCTCTACCCATGTCCCCTCAAACAGCCATCCTATGTCGTCATACTCAATCTCTGGTATGTATCCATTCTCGGCCTCAAACTCGGCCAGGCGGTCCTCGATGATGTCGGTTACGTCCTCTGCTATCTCTTGATTGAGGACGTCAGCCCCTGGGTGCTCATGCGCTATCTTGTGGAGGGCAGCAAGCCTGTGGCTCCCGGTGATGAGGCTCTCGCCGTATACGAGGATTGGACAGCCGACCCATCCGCGCTCAAGCATGGACTCTACCAACTGGGCAACCTTCTCACGGCTGACCGCGTTGATCGGGCTATAGTGGCTGATGTGGTCGTATCTCATCCTCCCTGCACCTCCTTAAAGTGTCTGTAATGATCGTTGTGCCAATACTCCGCCTTGAACCTGCGGTCTCCTGCTTCAATTACGGCTACTTCTATAATCCCGGGTTTGTCGGGATCATTGATAAGAGTATAATCGACGATTTGGATGTTCTTTTTTAGACTGGGGTCTTTTTCAATAAACTTGAGCATTCGGTGCTGAACAAAGTTACGAAACGGGATTGTCGCTCGGTTACGCTCCTTCGTTACGTACATTTTTCCTTCCTCCCTGTTATTTATCCTTGCGCTCGTAGTATACTACCATGCTACAATGGTAGCAACGCTCAAATAAGGTCAAAAACGGGCAGATTCGCCTAGCAGCTCCCACCAGCTATGAATCCCTCACTTTTTCGCAAGATTGCTCGGTTTCTCGCGATATTTGGGATTAATGTATTTGGGGGCTTGGGTATGCGAGGTGGTCTGTCTACCCCATTATCTATTCCCTGCGTGATAGATATTTGATAGGTATATGATAGTAGTGTATTGTCTCCCGATGTGATACAATGGTAGCGAATACAAGTATGAATATGGATGGTCTCCCTAGCCCTGGCCCCGGTACTCGCACGAGCGCCGGGGCTTTGCTCTGTGGGGCTGAGGCGAGTGGAAGG